TCGCTACTCCCCACGTTTACAAAAACAAAGGGAGAAATTGCAATAAACGGGATTTGCCTAGCTGTTTCAATTTTCTCGTAAAGCATGCTAAACATATCCGGCTCGCTCTGTTGGTCGCTATCGGCCGCCAATAGTTCTATCTCTCCTGCCCCAGAGGGAGAGTGTACTGACAGAACATAAGAACGACCTTGCTCAACGCTAGCAAACCGATTGCCAGTTAGCCCGGTTGTACGGGCGGTTGTCTTTTTTTTTGCAGTCATTGGTCAATGTTGTCTTGGTTAAAGATTGTTGGCTAGTCTTCCCAGCCTCTAATCTTGAGTAGTTTGTTTATTTGTCTTAATTCCCTAGAAAGTTTTCTGTAGGTTGCTGACCTTTCGCCGTTTTCCTGCTTGGCCTTCTTCTTCTCCCTTCTTATCTGCCTAGCCCTCTCCTTCATAGCTTCTTTTTCGGTATAGAGGGGATTTACTGACTCTGGAAGGAATTTCTGTGTGGTCGTCTTAGCTTGTGAAAGGGCATTTGATAATGCACCTACCATCTCTAGAGCTTTGGTCATACTCTGCCCAGAAGTACCAAATATTGTGGTAGCCGATGCGACACTCCCAATATTTTTGCCTACATAGGAAACCATATCAATGTAATCATTGGTAGTCAAAGCACCTTCCTTGTCCCATTTTTCCGATACAGTCTCATACGTCTTCACAATACTTCTGACTAAGCCTTGAATTGATTTGGATAAATCAGCCATATCGGCTCGTCCCAGACTGAATTGCTTACCACCGCTAATAAGGGAAGCGCACCACTCTGCAAACCCGCCGAACATAGGAACAGAGACAATCGGACTCAATACCGAAGTCAATAAGAAGTTGCTCATGAAGTCGTCCTCTTTGTCTTTATCGCCAAACAAACCTGTAGCCAAGCCGTTGAAGAGACCATTAGCAAGAGCGGCAATAGTATAAACACGAAAGGCTCCCTGAAAAGCCTCCCAGAAAGGAACATCCTTTTTGCCTTGCATTATCACTAGGCCGAACTTGTTCATCACGTCAGACAAGAAAAGGAACTGGGCTTGCTCAAATGAGCTTCCACCTATCAAGTGGATAGCCTTAGCGGAGGTAGATAAAGGCTGTGCCGTCTGGTAGATGTTTTTGTTAAGCTCCCATCTTATCTGTTCATGCGACAAACCGCGATTAGCAAGCATGTGGGAGGTCAGCTGATTCACAAAAGATATGCTCCACCAGTCAAAAGCCATAAGGCCGCTCATGCCCGCTTCCTGCCAATATCCCCATTGCGCTTGTTTTTTCAGGGGAATGCTTAATGCCTTATCGGCAAGCACACGGTCTTCCCATCCACGGTACTTACGTTCCTTCATTGCCTCCAAGTCACGAAGCTCTTCAAGGGTAAAACCTTTATAGTTCCCGCTTGTCACCTCTGCCACGCCTTTGATAATTTCCATCATGGAGAAGTTGCTACCAACGATAGGGTTGAACAAAGCCGCCCCAGAGCGCACCAGAGAAGCCAAGGAGAAAGCAATCCTTGTCTTAGCCAATACTTGGAACACTTTTCCCATTACCTCTGCCAACACGCTCTTTTGGGCATACACACGCCCCTCGTTGATGAAGTAATACAGGGCTTTGTTTGCCGCCTCGAAATTGGCTGGGCCTAATAATTTCTGCAACTGGGCGTTCGTGGTGGGATTAGCCCATACCCGGTTGTTGAAGTTGACCAGTTCCGAAGCTGTCATCCACCCCTCCATGATAGAGCTATAACGAAGATATTCCCCAAGAGGGTTTATTTCCAGAGAGAGCGCCGCCGAAGAGGGAGTGTTCCGGTGCTTTGCGTAAGAGGGCAAGCCCGTCCTTGTGACGTGTCCCTTACTGTAAGCATCCATATCCCCTTCTTGCATTGTATTATAGGCGGCAATATTGCGGGGCGTATAGTAGTCATCAAGGATAACCGTCTGGCCATAGTTCTCTGCCATGAACGCCCGTAGCTTCTCGCCTTTTTCCCGATACAGGTTCTGTAATTCGTCAGCAAGGTAAAGCCCATCCGGCCCAAGCAGTTCCAATAGCTTGGCAATATCTTTTTCCTTCCTCGCAAGGTATTCTTCTTCAACGGCTTCCAACTTGGACTCAAACTCTTCGGAAGTAATGGCGCCATCATCAAGGCTCTTGTTTAAGCCCTCCAACTCCTGTTGGTACTTACGATAGTTGCCGAAATCCATCCCCTTGTCTCCAAGGTTTTCTCTCAATACATCCAAGCCATCCTTCTCTCTCAATGTCTGATAGACTTTTACAAGGCCATACTTGGTTAGCTCATGCCCCATAAAGGGAATAGTTTTTGTAGAAAGCTCATCAAAATACCTTGGAGAGTTCTGCCCTGCAATCTCCATCATTCCACGCATGATGCGAATCGCATTGGACGTAGCCTTTTCTTTTTCTACCCCTCGCTGTTGCTCTGCGAATTGGACGTTGTTCTGCAAGAATGTCCCTATGTCCTTAAAGGATTTCATGGAAGACATCACTTCGAGGAGTTGTTGAAGGCTCATGAATTGCGTGAAGATTCTATCCAAAAAGCCCGTCCCCCGTTGGTCCCTTTCCATTACGGCTTTTCTAAGGGCATCACGATTCTTCTCTCCTCCTACTCGCTCATTGATTTTAGCGTTAAAATCATTATAGAAGCGCTCAATACGTTCATTAACCTTTTTCCTGCGGAGTCGCCCTTCACGCTGTAGCTCCTTCAATGTCTTAACTGCTTCCGCAAGTTGCTGTGCATTGAGAGCATACTTATACCTTCCGTTAGGCATCTTCTCCCGATACAACGCACTACCAAACACCTCAAGGAGATTCTTTTGGTTTTCCAGATTTTCCAGTTCCAGAGTAAGTTCTTCTGTGGCAGGCTGGTTTTGAAGCTCGTCTATGGTGCTATCCAAGACTTCAAGCTGGGTTGCAACTTCGGAAGGAGACATAGCCATAACCTCAAGGGCATCCATAGTCTCCTCTCTGGCTTGTGCATCCAAAGAACGGGAGCGCCCCTTGGTGTCCTTAAAAGCATTCTCGGCAAGCCTTCGCAAGCTCTGTATGCTTTTACTGGCAAGCTTCTTCTCTGCCGCCGCCTCCGCTCTTTCCTCCTTGATGTCTTTCCTTATTTCCTTGGAGATTAAACCCCGGAGGAATTTCATTTCCCTGTTGAAATCCTTCTTGGCTTTAGCGTCCGCTTGCTCAACCCTCCTGTTTATCTCGTCCTGAATAATGCGCTCCAACTGCTTCCGGCTCGCCGCCTCCGCTCTTTCGTTCAAGGCCGCTACTGTGGCATCCAATGCAGTCTTCATGTCCGCATTAAACGCTTCGTTGCTCTTGGGATTCGCAAGCCTTTCGGCAAGCTGGTTGGAGATAAACTTCCGGCTACCAGAAGCCATTGCATTAGCGATAGAGAGAACAGAATTCAGTAACGCTTTCTGTTGTCCTCGTTCGGTCAGCTTCCCTTGAGAAAACCTTTCCGAAAGCTTTATCATGCTCCTCTGCAATTTATGGAGCTGGCCTATAGACCTTTCCGATGCGCCATTGACTATGTTTGATATGGCTTCGTTAATGGTTCTTACAGAAGGAGTTACATCAATGGTTCCACGCCTCCTCACGGAAGGAAGGCTCTGGCCCATTGGCAAAATGCTTTCTCCGGTCGCACCATTGACAAGCTCTGCCATATCCTGACCGTCACGACGTTCGGCCATAGTCGCCAAAGATTTAGACCACTTGACAAAATCGGGAGAGACAATGCCCTGCTCAATGGCCTCTTTTATCAGAGCGCCTTCCGCAAAGACATTTCCTACTTCCGCTATAGCGTCCTTCTGCCACTCAAGGATTGTTTGAACATTGCCGGGCATTGCGGAAAACAGTTCCGGCGTTGTTGCCAAAGCCTTCCCCATATTCGCCAAATGTTCCTGCAACACAACGTCATTGCTCAAATCCCCTATCTCTTCCGCACTACGTCCCAAGAACTCCAAGTAATTCCTTACCTGTGTTTCAATGACGCTTCGAGAAATAACGCCGCTCTCCAAATCGGATATTGCACGGGCGTGAATTATTTCTTCCAGAATATTGAGAGGATTCGCTTCACCCCTCGCAACAGCAATCGTGCCATCTCTATATGCAGATACAATTTCCAGCTCATTTGCTACATCTTCAATACTTACTTTCCCATCACGAAAACTCTGCAACAATTCCGGGTCTTGGTTAATTACAGCCAAAGCCCTAAGTCGTGCTATAGTTGCATTGTTGTCTTCTGTGGATTGGATTTTTGCTCGGAGTTCGTCAGGAGTATAGCTCTTTATCTTCGTCTCCTTGCCCACCCCTGACTCTATCTCTTCTTGGGCGAAAATATTTAATGCCCTGATAAATCCCGGATTTGACTGCAACGCTTGAGACATGAACGTCCCTGCTATTTCGTCTGTTACTGTGGTTACTTTTTCAGCTCCACTTACCGGGTCTCTCTCAACAATATTAAAGGTTCCGTCCCCGTTGTCGGATATCTCCGGCATCAGCTCAACATCCTTAAACCTCTCTGCATTCTTAGCTAAAAAGTTCAGGAATATCCCCGCTTGCTGGTTTGTTATTTGCACGTCGGGGCTTACCCGGTTATTGCGAAGGGCCGATATAAGCCTGTTTGTGCGCTCCTTGCCGTCTGGCATTTCGGCAATAGCCACAGCTTCCGATTCGGGTACACCATAAGCTTGAAGAGCCGAAGCGCTTCTTCCTACTCGGTTGATGAGGTGGTTAGCTTGATAGCCCCCAACAGCACCAATGGAGCCGCCAAGAATGGCTGTAGCCCCCAATAGTTCAGGGGATGTGAAGTCCAATGTTTCCCACCAGTTTTTAAGGGTGTTTTGCTGGGTAAGCTCAAACCCCGCAGAGCGCATTACATTCTCCAATCCAACATAAATTGGGTCAGCAACGATTTCTTGGGTATATTCAGACAAAGCACCAGCCGCCGCACCTCTTACGGCAGCGGGAACTCTTCCGACAACAGAGGCCATTTTCCTACCTGCCTCTGCCACCTTAATACCCTTGGTGGCCAAAGCACCAGCACCAAGAGTTATGTTTTCAAGGAGACCTTCCAAGGCCCCAACAGTAACACCATATGTCAATGCTCCTGCCCTAGAAGAATTCGTCCTATATGCCTCAAGACCTACCGTTGAACCATACACCATTGAGCCGACAGCCATACCTGTGGCGGCCATAGATACAGGGCCTCCACCACTAGCTAAAAGAGTACTTCCTGTTACTGCCGTTATCTTGGGAACTTGGTCTGTTACTACCTTAGCCGCTATTCCTAGCCACGAAGTAGGCATGTCTCGGCCCTGACGATATTCCTGCTGGATAGCCAACGCAAGGCGTTCTGCTTGGGCGCTATCACCTCCTCCGTCAACCATGAGCCTAGCAAAGCGGGAGACATCAGAGGCGGTGTCGTCTATGGCTTGGGTTAGCCAAGTCCTGTCGTCTTTGGGCAACATGTAGGGAAGCATCTGAATGGCTAGAGAGAACGTCTCTCCTTCCCCAAGCTTCAACAACCTGTCTGCCATCTTGTCCCAATCCAGCTCTCCGCTTTCTATGTATTCATCTTTAATCCATGAGACGGAGTTATACGCACGCTGGTAAATGTATTTAAGCGCAGGTTCTTGGTTGAAAATGTTTTCCGCATACAGGTTTAGATTGCCTTCCAAGCTGTCGATTGCTTTCTGGTAATCGCCTCCTGTTTCTATAAAGGAATCGAAAAATCTGGTAGAGGCTTCATTGTATGCTGTCTCCTCATCCTTGTTCCTTTGAAGCTCTTGAGCGTATTTGCTGACAACTCCGTGCATTGAGTCGGTTTGATAATGCTTTTTCAGGAGTTCTAGTGCATACCCTTTATCCATCTCCCCTTCCGGGAAAAAGTTTTCAACAATGCGATTGAAAACATATTTGTCTCGCATAAACTGCGGGGCATTATTGAAATCCCTAATTTGCTCAGCACTAAGTATTTTTTCCAGCTTATTGTTTGTTACATCTTGTGCAGGAACATCCCCAAACAAGCCTGTTGTTGGATTGATATACCTAGTAACCGAATAAACTATATCTTCGTTTCTTTTTATCTTCTCACGATACCTCTCATACTCCGGGTCTATACCATTTGCTTGCAGTTCCTCACGCAATGTCCCTACGGCATCTAAGGCTTCTCGTGGAGTAGTAGGAAGCAAGCTAGACGACATCCTTAAATAATCGTCAAGCTTTGTGCGAATACTTCTCTTGTTTCTTAAAACCCCTTCAATTTGTTCAGAAGAGTAAGCTTGAGGATTTGCTTCTAAATCCTCTTCTGTTATTTCAGGTTGCTCCTTATTAGAAGCGAGGCCCGAATTCATTTTCTTTATTTCATCCAACAGGATAGAATCTTCGGGTTGTTCTGAAAGCTCTTCCATGATTTGTTTATAAATTATTCCAATAGGAAAGCAATGCACAATAAATTCCCTGCTCTCCTTGTGCATCTAATCCAGCTTTCGCCGCTATCGCTTTGGCCGAAATCATAGCTTGCACATCCATTAAATCTTTGTGTGGAGCTTGGAGGAAAGATTCATCTGCTACGATAAATCCTTGAGGGGGCGCCCCGGCCCGTTTATATATGCTCAAGTAGTCTTTCTCGTTTGTAATGAAAGAGTTACTTCCGGCCCAAACAATAAAAGCACCATTAGTCGGAATATCTATAGAAGCTTTATTCGATATAGCCGACACTCTAACGTTGTTCGGAATAAATGTCGCCTTTCTTTCGTCTCTGTCTTGCTGTCCAGAAGGATAAACAGAGGCAGAAGATAATGGGTCAATACTGCTGATATTATTCCGGGAGAACGCCTCTTCTTGTGCGAAAAAAACAAGCTCATAAAGCTCTTGTCCGGTAGGAGATTTCCCATTGTGTTCTGCCCTATATTCAGCAATCTTATCAGAAAGGACGGAACGAACTTCGCTTTTTATCTTTTCTTGCAGGAACAGATTGTTCGAGTCCGGCACATACTCCATCACAGCATACCTGTCTTTTGCCGTTTTCGGGTCTAGGTATGTCCTGCTTTTGTCTAAGAAAAACTGGTTCTTCCTCTCTTTGAACTGGGTATTAAACTCTTCCTCCGTCAAATAAATCGGAGTAGTCCCTCCTTGAGTTCCGGTGTAATCCGCTGTCTTGGTCAGAGGTAGTTGGCCGTTATCCCAAAACTTCTCTACCAACTTGTCAGCCTGATTGAACGTTTCCGGGGAAATCTTTTGTGTTACAAGCTTGAGCAATGAGTTCTTGTCGCTGGTGCTGAAATTCATCTGCTCAAAAAGCCGTTCAGCTTGGGAGAGGATATTGGCCTGTCCCTCTGGCGACTCTTTGTGATAATCCTCTGAAAGCTTGACCGCCCAATTAGACATGGCCGCAAACTGCATTGGAGTCGGCTCAATCTTGGCGCTCATGGTCTTCTTCATGTTGAGGAGGTTGACATATTGCTGGGTCGTCAGCTGGTTGGTGTCCAATAGCTTTTTGGCGACATCCATCTCAAACTCTTCCGGGTTGAACAAAAACTTCTGTACGAGCGAGTCATACGATTGCTTTTGAATCATGCTTATCCGGCCCTGCGCTTGGTTCAATGCGTACTGCTGTTGCTCGTAGGTCAATTCACGACGCTGTACAGCGCCATCCCTGTTCACCTCTTCCAGCACACCCCAAGGATTCCTCAATGTTTCCTGCTGGATGATGTCTTGTGTCTGGGCTTGAACAATTCCATTCTCATTCAACATCTTTTCCGCAGGTGTTAGGTAGGGGCTTTTATTTATCTCCCTAGCCAACCCGAAATCCCTGTTGGCCACAGCAATCTTGAACGCCGCATTAGTTTCGTCTGCGGCCATCTTTGATATTCTGTCTGCCGCCATCAGGCCCACCTTGTTCTTCTCCTCTTTCAGCAACAGGTTGAGCCTTTCATTGGACAACATCTGATTGCGCCCAACATAAAACGATTTGGCATACTTGTTGTTAATCTCTGCCGCCCTTGATGTCATCTCCTCCGTATAGGCGTCCAGCCAAACCGCAGGATTGTTCATCGTGCTAGGGTCTTTTTGAAGCTGATTGAAAACCTGTGTGGAAGCTTCCATGTACTCTGCCTGCATGCGCCGTGACTGAATACTGTCGTTCGTTGTCTCGACTTCCGCTTGCGCCTTCGACCACATTGTGAGTCCTTCTCCAAGGTCGCCAAGCTCCTTTACTCGGCTCTCTTTGTCGAACTCATTTCCAATAGGAACATATCTGGCCGCATCATAAGTGGAGCGCAAATAACGGTTTGAAGGAGAAGGCAACAACCCCTCCTTGTTCGCACTACTGACACCCAGTCTTATGTCTCTAGTATCGTTGGTCGCCATGATTAAAATAACCCTCCTATGGATGAACCTATCTTAGAACCTATCGCCATTCCGGTGGGGCCTCCAAAATAAGCTCCCACACCAGAGCCAAGTAGTGAGCCAAGGAATCCACCGGAGGAGCGCTTGCTAGCCTTCCGGGCTTCGCTTGCCCGCCAATCAGCAACGCTTGCTTGATACATTGTGTTCTGCCTCTTTTGTTCCGCTTCCACCCAAGCATCAGCTATTTGTTGCTCGAACTGGCTCATTGTCGCCTGTTGTACAGCGCCTATGGAACCGGAAGTCGGGGCGAAGCCTGTCCTGACTGCTGACACCCTTTGCTGGGCTAGGTATTTCTCCTGATTCCCTCGAAGGCGAGACATGTTTATTCCGGCAATCCTGTATGCCGACTCGGCTTGATTCCTTAACGCCTGTGCCTGATTCTCATAACTGGCGACATAGTTGGCATATGACCGCTTCTTGCTCAAGGAAGACGACACATCCGAAAGAACACTACCAAATCCTTTAAGCGTCGCAGAGTTGAAGCCGAACGGGTCAAACGTGTCATCCCATGCTATTTTGTTGGGACTAGACTTCTCGAACCCAGCTGACGTATCTATTGAAGCCGTTGATGATAAATAACTTGTGTTAGGGTTATATGTCGGCGGCTGGGGCATTTCAGGATAACCTATCTGATAATCAATATCATACAGGCCGTTCATTGGCTCCAATCCAGTCAACGAAGGTAGGAGCGCATTCGTAACACCAGTCGTAGGGTCTGTCCAAATTTCGTTGTAAGCTGGCTCTGCTATTTCTGTTCCACCCCAGAGTTGACCATTAAGAATGTCGCTTCCCCACATCCATGAGGGGAAGCCTGTCAACGGCAACAAACCATCTGCGGTTAGGCCGCCTGTGTCAGCTAATGATAGTGGAATCATACAGAATATACGCCGCTAATACGTTCACCTTTTTAGCATCATCTAAGGAAAAGTACAGTCTTGTATCTGTAGAACTTTGCCCACTCAATACAACATGTCCTCGCCCGTTAATCAAGTTTGTAGATACAGACAAGGAGTTGTTCTTTTCCATAGCTAAAGGAGCATCGTAATCTAAAGCTTGCACTGTCGCTTGAATCCTCGGTGCTCCATACTCAAGTCCATATTCGTTAAGGAATTCGTCAGAAGGAATCAAGTCGTTGCTTTCGTCTCGTGACACTTGATACCTAAGTTGGCTAATCTTAGTGGTAGTGGCAGGGATGACGTAATTGTTAGCATTCCCCATCGGCATCGACACAAACTCTGAAAAGATGTGAAGCCCGAAAGTGAAGTTCGGGAAAATGGATTGTAGCCCTAACGGCGGCATAATAAAACCATCATAACCCGGTTGTCCTATATAGGATACAAATTCGGATTCAACGTTGAATACAATTTTGCTATCGGAGAACAAGCCCTCCCCTTCTTGTGCCTGTTGATAATAAGAATAATTATTGTTTATCGAATTTCCGCTAAAGCAATAACCTGTTGTCGTTCCACTAACTGCCGATATGACATCCAGATAAACAGGCTTGGTGTCATCATACTCAATCTTGGAGTTCAATACGGTTGTTCTGACGTCCATGTACGGGAAGTATCCGTATTCCGTCTCATGGGTAGAATCACTAAAACAGGAAACCTGTAATATTTCTTCATTCCCCTCAAAGGCGGCTGATTCGTTTCTTGAGAAGAAAACCTTTATTTTCTGGTTAGCGTTTACAGTTAAGCCACTAAACAGGAACTCAAGCAAAGGAAGCTGGTTCTTGTTGTCAGGAAGCTCTACCGAGTTGGTTGAGCGAGCTAATAATGCTTGTGTCTCTGAATCGTACACAAACAAATAAAACGGCCCCTTGGTTAATTGGCCTAGAGAAGGGTCATATTGGTTCTCAAAAAGGAATGCTGTTATCTCAACAGAGCTACCATTAGCCGCCGGATTATTGAAAACAGAAGCGTCATCGAAGGTAAAATAAAATTCTGATACCCAGGATTGAGTGTCAGCTGGTTTTGTCTGAATCGTAACTTGTTCACTACTAGACGTTTCTTTGAAGTACCCATTGACTAGAATTGTATTAAGCGCGTCTGAATCGGTCGTACTCCCCGTGGAGAATAAATCCCATGACATAGGGTCAAATCCTCCCGCATTCCCGGCATCCGTGTCGGTCGTGTTCCCGGTGGAGAATAAATCTACACAGGGATTACTTTCCTCCATGAACGCTACAAAATATTGATTGGCATTTACTAAATTATTTTTACTCTTTCCCTCAACAGAAACTACTAGCCCTTCTTCCCCCTTTACAGGATTATTGTAACAGCATACCTGATTTATGAAGGCTCCTTGAATATCGCATTGGAACCAGCCATTGATGTCCTGCACCCGGTTATACAGCAACCCTAAAAGCCTTCCGTCGCCAGTAGTACCCCACCAGATTGGGTCAGGGTCTTTCTGAATCGAATGAGAAGTAATCCCATAATCAAACAAATCGGATGCCATAATCGTCACATCTTCCGATGTGTAGCCATCAATCTGGAAAGAGTAGATTGACTGGATAACACCCTTTTTATCTCTAGGGATGAAAAACAGGCTCTCCGTCATCAGTTCCCCTTGCGCCACAGAAGAACCCCATCTGGATTGCTCTTTAATAATGGGTACAGGATTGCTTGAGTCGCTGTCGTTCAGCACCCATTCGCCAATGTCTGTTCCTACTATCAAATCCTTAGAGGAAGACAACCATTGAATCTTTTGGCTCTGGTTCGCGCCTATCGTCAAATCCCAGCCGGAATCTGCCATGTCGTCCACAGAGAACTCATTATACCTGTCAACACGGGAAGCCCATATTGTTTGGGGTTGGGCCTTGGTTGAAGCCAATATCAGCCGCCCATTACGCAACGCTATGCAGGAAGGATAGCCTTTTTCTACAGAGAAAGCACACTTGACTAAATCGTTAAACTTGGCCGAATAGTAGTTGGTGCTACTGACATTGGTTTGAGTCAGCTGGTAGTTGCCCCTCCCAAACAAGGAACTAAATGTTTTGAATATGCCATCCAGCACAGGGGCATACATCATTGGCATAATGGTCAGGTTTTGGAATACCGTCGCATCTGTCGTTGTTGAAGTAAGTCTCTTTTGATTAGGCCACACGGCAAAGGGAATGTCTGTCTGATAAACACCACCTCCATTATCAACCTCAATGGACTGGCCAGCATCACCAGTATCGGTGGACACGGTTCCGTTCTCACCAATATAAACAAGCCCAACAAATACGCCCGGAGTGTTGCTTCCCGACATGCTAAGCTTCCTCGGATTTGAGAACCAGTTATTGTTGATTCGGAAGACTGTGTAGCCGCCGCCAGAAGGATAGCCTGAAAAGACCTTGCTATTCTCCAAATAACTTACAAGAACCCCTTTGGTTGTCGCCACTTCTGCGTCTGTGCTAAGAGTCCAGTCGCCTCGAACGTAGCGGCACACAATATTAGCCATGCGGAAAAAGTTAATGGGAATTCCAACGTTGGTGCCAGTAGCGAAGTTGTATATGTTCCCATTCAATACGCCGTCCGTTTTGTTCATCAGGCAGGAGCCGATAACAATATCCCCCGGAGTATATTCTTTTAACCACTCGGCAATTCGAGTCCCGTCGTTGCCTGTTAATTGCGAGACGGAACCATCAGAAAGGAAATACCTGTCCCCAAAAACAGCGTTGATAGTGTTTAAGGAGACGCTGGTGTCCTCATAGACGTAATAGGGAATATCCGGGTATGTCTCATGGTTCCTACAAAACATGGGACTATCAGGATTAGTTCCTTGGCTTTTATCCCTTATATAGTAGTCGTCGCTCTTGGGATAAGTCAGGAAGTCCATTGTTGTCAACTTGAAGCCGATAACAGCTTTTTCCTGATAAATCTTTTCGTTGCCCTGATATATCTGTTTAATCGGGAAAACGGAATTATTGTATTGCTGGATTTGATAATCATTAAGCTTGAACACACTCGAAGTGTCTCCAAACATTTGAGCCATTATTAGCGACGTCCTTTGGTCGTTGTTATTAAAGCTTTTATCAGGCACATCTCCTTGCCCAAAATTCACTTTAATCCCAATGCCGCTAAAATCTGAACCAGCACTAAAGGTTTCTTTGAAAGAAACATAAGATTGAGCATCGGTCGAACTCCCCGGAGTTCCCCCAATAACAAAACTTAACAAGTTGCCCAAAGAAGAATCAACCTCGACTTCGGAGGAGGAATACTTATAGAGGCCTAACGTTCCATAACTGTTATTACATCCTATGCTTGCGTAAAGCTTGTTTCCTCGCCACGTCAGGAAGCAATAAATGTTGATAGGTATGTTTTTATTGAAATCGCTAAAATCTACAGTCTGGTCAGAGCTAACGCCAATGTTTTCCAGTTGATGTACAACTCCATCCGAAGTAGTTATAGCCCACTTCGTATCGGCGCCACTACCGCTAAAACCAAAAGCAATAGATTTGTTGTCCTTAAAGTTTAAGGTAAAGAAAGGTTGTGTTTTTGCATTTAGCCTATTAACGCCATACAAACCAAAACACAAAGAGTTTTTTGTGGAAAGATTCGTGTTTGAGGAGGTGTCAAACTCAACAACATACTTGTCCTCTGCCATCGACGTCTGCGGAAGTTGTGCTGGCTTCGCCGTCCTTGTTAATTCCAGCGGGAAGAAGTCGGGATGCACTATCCACATTTTGTCGTTTTGGGAGACATACTTGATTTTCTCCAAGTCCGTGTCCCAAAAACGCCCATGCCTCTCATTGCCAACATCAGCCGTCCATCCGTTGATGCCAGCCTGAAAAACAGAATCTATCTCAAGATTTACCTCCCATTTCCTCGTCTCGTCTCCAAAATACCCGCATTGGTAAATGGTTGCGAAGGGAGTGCAACCACCGCTCTCATACTTGTTGTCGGAGTGGACGCAAACAATGTATTCCTCGTTGTTGGTGCAAGGGAACTTCAATATCCGAAAAGGATTTTTGAATGCGTCAATCACACCAAAACCCGGTCGCCTCTTTAACATACCAAACTGACGAGGAATAAAGTTCCTCATCAAAGAACAACTCGTCTGGTATTTCTGCATGTCAACTCGTGGAGTGAAGTTTTCGGAAACTTGCCCCCCGTTAAAGTTGAGTTGCATTTGAAACTGCCGGGAATTTGTAGCCATATAGCTGAATGAATTTTAGGTTAGTCTGGGATGTAAGTGGGAGAACCGTGATATGGGGCGGTCGTCCCAAATGGATAGCGGCCCCAAGTGGACTGGCTCATAAGCTTGTTGCGGTAGTTAAACCTGCCTCCCGTGTTGTTGATGAAGTCGTTGTCCCGCATCCTGTGCAACTCCCTCTGGTACATGTCCGCTATCATGTTGTAGAGTTCAATGTTGTTCGTGATGCGTACACACGTAAGATAGGCCCACCTGATTCCTATGAGCGGTTTTAGCTGGTCAGGTATGCCTTGAAGCGTTGTCCCGTCTGTGGGGGCGGCAATGTAAACCAGCCTTAACTGGTCAACGTTTGCCAAGATAAACTCTCCCTCTATCTGCACAAACTGCGCCTGAATATTCCAAGGCTCTCCATTCACGGATATGATTGTCACCAAGTCGTCAGGCTTCGGGAAAGCATTGTGATAACCAAAGGCCGCCACCTCTGTGGGTGACGGCTCAATGATTACCCTTTTCCGGGCGAAGTTCCATTCGCCATCAATCATGACATCTTGAATAGCGAATGGAAGATATGCCTCTAATGCCTGACCTTCTACTGACTTTTTCCCCGTTTCCGGGTAGCTTTGGATTTTGTATTGGCCTAACAACCCCAAGGCATAATTAGCAATATCTAGGTCAGTCATTGTTTTTTCAGATTAGGGGATGATTAGGTCCATGACAATGGTGAGAGATTTTTTGGCCGCGACCGGCGCAGTATTAGAGACGATACAAGCAATATTGTACTTCTCTTTCAGGCGTTCGTGGGTAATCTCTTCCCCGTCAATATTGATACCATTATCGACAAGATATTGCGCTGGGTCAAAAATCATTGCACCGGCGGGGGATAGTGAGGAACCGGCGGGGGATAGTGCGGAAGTAGAGGTAACTCTCACAATTTCTCCTGCGGTTGCAGTTGCCGTCAAAGACAACATTCCGGTTCCGGAATATTTGGCATTACCCGCCTTGTCTAGAACTTGGATGTTGAGCGAGTAAGTACCCGCACCCACCCCGTCATGCGTCAGAGCGATTGAGGAAACGTCAATCACCACTCCCGGAGGAAGGGGAAGGTCAACAATCGTCGAAGACGCAGGGGTTGCAGTAGCCCCTGCCTTGTACACAATCGTCTTTTTCAAGACCTGTCCTCGTTGAAGCTGTGCACTCAAATACGGAGGCATCCCGGCTTCAACCTGCGCTTTTGCTACAGAAGGATATTCTGCCATAACTTTTTTGCCTTTCTATGTTGGATTAGAAGTTGCCGGAAGAACCCGCCACGTCAATCTTGAGCACGCCCTTGTCTTCAATTCGGGTCGCACCCATTGCGATTTCAGAGTACGTCTGCCATACATACTGGTTGGTCGGAAGCTCTTCGATTCGCACGAACAACTCTTCAAGCACGCCAAAGGCAACAGAGTTCATCGTGAAAGCGACAAGGCTTCGTACGTTTGCCGTGCTAGTACCACCGGTCGGGTCGGTCGCAGTACCAAGCGGACGACTGCCAAACGGGAGCATGTCCGCAGTCAGCGCAATGAAACGCACGCCAAGCACGTTGTCAATGTAGCCGCTGGCAATCGGACGCTGGTCGGAGTAAAGGATGTTCGTGAATTCATTGATGCCGTACAGAGCAGCCAGTTCTTCATGCGTACACAGAATCACCATTTCGGGGCCGCCCAAGTCCTGACGTTCCACATCCTGCCCCAACACGTTACGCATGCCAAAGATAGTCTTGGCTCGTACAATCTTGTCAAAGGTCAGACCGGACGCAACGTAAGTTCCAGTCCGCACATATCCCACAGGGATAGTGTTTGCCTTTTCGTTAAACGTCACAGGGATGTCCCCGTTCTCACCAGTCCATGCCGTGCCAATGAGGCCTTCAACCGCAACCATGTCGCGACGGCGTTGCATTTCCATGCGTTCGGCGTCAACGATACGGGGCAGAGGGGAATCAATGGTTCCAGCCTGTTGCATTTCCGTGCGGGAAATTTCATGAGTGGACTTAAAGATTTTCGTCTTAAGCCACCTCTGTCGGAACTCGGCCTGTTGCGGGTTAGTCGCGCCATACAGGTCGGTGATTTGAGTGGAGTTCACAGGGTCAATGATTTGGAACCTGCGCTGTCTGGAATTCATGCCGTAAACCCTCATGAAACGCTCCGTTCTAGAGCGCATCTGCTGAACAGCCGCATAAATCATGGGCGTGTACTCGTTTACAGCAAGCGTCTGGAAGTTTCCGTAATTTGCCATAATTTAATATACTTTTAATTCTTACCGTCAAAATGGGTTCGACAGGTGTCCTTAAAGTAGGGCTGTTTGACGAGGAAGACGGCTGTCCTCTTATACTATGAGTGTTAAAGCAAGTGTCCAAACGGGTTGCCTTTAAGAAAACAAATGCACAAACTTTATGAAAAAGCAAACAAAAACAGAGGGGGTACGCTATGCACAAACGTACCCCCTCCTCATTTATCCCTATGTTATCGCCTTTTCGCTCTTATTGAATCATGCAATCACACTGCTGTTTCACAACAGCAAGCGCAGTATGCAACACACGACGAGAGATTGCAATAAAAAAATGCCCGTTGGAGGAAAGAACACAACATAAGAAACCTCCAACGGGCATTAGCATTTTGTTTTTGGTGTGAGACAAAATACGGAGAAAAAAACTCACACCATCACAGGGACGATTAAACCCTTACAGCATGGTGCATGCAAGCATAATTTGCTTCACCATTTGATATTTTTGTTCGCAAGGAGCCTGTGGTACAGCTCTCGTGCGTCATGAGGCATTTGGTTTACCGAGCCATACTTGTTAATCAACCCCATGATTTGCTCCTTAGCGTCAGCCGCAGAAGCCTTCATGAATCCGGGGACGGGCATCGTTCCGTCCTGCATACTGGAAACCTTGTCAAACAACGCAGAAAGGATGAAGGGATTGTTCAGAGCGCCCGCCATATCAGGGGACTCAATGTCAATCCCTGCCCTCACAAGGCCGTCCTTGAGCAAGTTGAAGTTGCGCTCATACAAGCCTCCCCACTCCGATTGGAAGTATTTCTTAGCCTCTTTTGCCTGTTCTTCGATTCGCTTGGCATTAGCCTCATTCAGCTTGGCCGCATACCGTTCCTGAAAACGAAGCAACTCCTGCATCGTGTCGGCAGGGATGTTATGCTCATGGGCAAACTGGGCAAACTCTTTAAACGACTCTGCGTCCACCGTCTCTTTGTATTCGTCAGGGACTTGGTAGTCTTCCGCTTTTTCAGGAACACCCAAATGCTCACGCCATGCCTTCTTCTGCTCGTCAGTAGCATCGGCTCCGGGGCGTGTGACCTGTTCCGACTTTTTACCAATAAGCTTGTTGGCATTAACAAAGCCTTTGATTAAGTCATTGATATTGTTATACTTATTGGACAAGCTCTCGCCTCCCTCAAAAGAAGAGGCCCACCCTTCCTTAAACGTGCCGTCTTTGTTTACAATGCTGTCAACAGTAAATGTCTCGGCAGGTTTTTGGGTTAAGGAAGGGTCGCTCAATGACATGGTTCCCGGCATCTTAGTTTCCTGTGTAGCCGGAGGTTGCGCCTGTTGCGTGGCGGGCTGGGTGGTTTCAGTTTCGCTCATATAATGCTTCGATTACTTCAATTAGTGCGTTTATTCCTTCAATATAGAAGAGTTTGTTCTCGTTGAATCCTGCCTTCAATGCGCCTGGAAGATTGTACCTGCTTCCGCTGGCAATCGCCTTGAGGACGAACAGGATGTGTTTGTCCGGGTCGGAATCCAATACTTCCTTGGCTTTGTCATACACCTCCTTGGGAATCCTTACCGTGTCCCCAAGAAGGCTGGTGATTTCTACTGCGTCCGTGTTTTTGTCTGCTTCCATGATTAAATCAGATTCATGTCTTTACTGGCCGCTCCAAGATTCTTCTGCACTTCCGAGAATGTCTTGGCATTAGCCATCTTGTTTGCCTCGTCTTGAGCCGCTTGGCGTTCTCTCCTCATCTGTTGCACCTTCGCCTCCGGCCTAGAATACTTGGGCGACAGGCCAATATCAAGCATGCTCCTTCGGAAAATATAGTCAGCATTCACAGAGTCCAGAACGGTCGGGTCGATTTGTGAAAGAGGAATGACTACCGTTTGCAGGAACTCCGTAAACAAGGTCGGCTGATGCCTGTCCAAAAGAATCTGGAACGGCGTGCAGAACTGGATATGGTAATCCCTCAAAGGACGGACATAACCATGTTGCACCAGCGTGTTGTAGCAAAAGTCCACCAAGGGTTGCAGGAATTGTTCAATCAACCTCGTATAAGCCGTAGAGCTGATGCGTGCCGAATAAGACTCAATCATCTGCGCTACTGTGGCTTTCATGTATTGCGGGTCCTTCACCTGCAACAGCGGCATAAACAAATTAACGTCACATGCCTCATTGATGACACGCTCGAACCGCTCAATTTGCCATTGACAGTCAGAGGTTTGTGAAGCCTGTTGGAACAAGGGCGACGGCCTTGCCTGAATGTTCAGCGGGTTAAAGGTTGTTACCTCCCCGGCGCCATAGCCAATGTTCCCTTGGAAGCCTTCGGGTACAAGCATCGGCGGGAAAATCTTCTGTTGGGCCGCCTCTGCCAACGCTTTCAGGCAATTCACCAGCTCAATCTGGTCTGCCAAGGAAACCTTCCCAAACCCATACCCATACGGGCTGTTGGGCAAGTCAAAACAGTTGCAACAAATGACAGGACAGTTCTTGAAGAATTGCTCAAGCAATACGTCGCCTGTTGCATCGTACACGGAACGAAGCACCCACTCCTTGCCGTCTGCACGGGCAATAAGCCCTTCGTCCCCGGTGCGCTCCACTCGCTCCAACAAATGGAACACAAGGTAGTTGTCCGGGCTGTTAGAGTTGGCCATGTATTTATCCTTCACCGTTTGAGGCAAATTCTTTTCCGGGAACGTGGCTACAATGTCTTGGTTTCGCATCCAGTCGTCCCAACAGAACATATTCATCCGGCCAAATTTATCTTTGTCCACCATGAATGTCCCAACGGGAATTGAATAAAAGCTAAAACCTCGCTTCCTTGTGTCCCACTCTGCCCAAAAAGCGCCAATGCCATAAGCCGCCCTGTCCCAGAAGAAAAGCTCGCTTGCCGTGTGCAGGTTGCTGTTCCTCATGAACATGGACACAACCCTAGCCGTCTCGGCATATTCGTCGTCAACAGTGCTTGTCACCAGCTCCCTGTCTGCCGCTTTCGCCAAGGGCGTAAAGGTGAACCACTCACTAGCCTTGGGCATTACAAGCTCATGCTGGCCTGTTGCGTTCAACCTCAACGCACGCTCAAGCGTCGTGTCAATATATCCCTCATTATTAGGTGTGGATTCCTGTACAGCTCCATTCAGGTTAAACCGCCTGTCTGGCTCTACAAACTCCGCAACTCGTTGCCAGTTAGACACATATCTCTGTCTGTACGAATAGAGTTGCTCCCTCTTCTGCTTTGGACTCTGGTTGTTGTACAACATATTACTGGCCTAAAAAGCTTTTACCAATGCCGCCTGTTCCCATCCCTCTGGATGCAACAAACGTATTTGAGAAAGAACTCCTGCGCCTGTTTGCCTCCGACTGGCTCCTTACTGCCTCCTGTTGCGTCTCATACGTCTCTACAGGTTTGGGGGCCTCTGGTGCCTTGGTTGACTCGCCTTTACCCTTGCTGGCAACACTATCAGCCGCACCACCCAAGGCCGCACCAATTGAAGTCCCCACGCCGGGCGCAATGATTGTTCCTACTACTGCTCCTACTGCACTTCCTACTCCTGACATTTTTTACTCCTTAGTTTAAGTTTTATGTATAAGTCCAACTCCTTACGTGAGTAAACATACAACTTTCCTCTCCTATGTCCACTACCAAATTGAAGGTGGGCACTTGCCTTTAAGTGCTTTAAAAAGCCAACATAGTCTCCAATACCCAAAAAAAAGAAAAAGCCATTGGCCTCCTCATAGTCCACAGCGCTATCGGAAATATGCCTTGTCCGAAGAAACTCTGACTCCATGCCCCACACACGAACCTCCTCCGGGTCGATGCGGTAGTAGTGTCCCAGCACAAGCCCGCCTCCGGTATAGAGGCGCACGCCTCCCTCGTGAAGCTTCCATGCCTCACTCAACCCCATACCTGCGTCCCTCCTTAACACCTTGTCAGATTCGGAAAGTACGCTCAAACCGTCCTCGCCAGTTATGTCCAATGTTTCGCTCACGATGATATTTCCCAAATGTACATGTTATTCCTGCCTTATAGTCTTGGGTTGTTGGACCTTGCACAAGCAAATTGTTCATTTTCGCCTCCGCTACATACCTCAACGGGTCTGCCCAATGGGACGCATTGTCATGCACAATCTCATTCTTGAATATGCCTCCCTCGCTTACCTCTGGCTTGCACCTGTAGCTTAACCAGTAGCTATACGCCCTGCCTGTCCCCTCCACGTCAAACCGGAACAGGTCAAACATACCCAAAAGGTAATTGATGCCTATCCATTTGTCTTTCGATTTCGGTAACAACTGTATGCCCGGCAACCCTGCCTCCTGCCACATCTGCGCCTGTGTCATCCCCGTGTCCGTCATGTACCCTCCGTCATGCGGAAGGAAGTTTGCCTGTAATGTAGGATATTTGCTTTTGAGCCTTGTTACACGCTCTGCCACACGCTCGCTTGCATGCAACCCGCTGTCCAACTCCAATACGTTGATGAAGGGGCCGTCCAGCTGGAATACAAGGTTAATCGTGTTCAGCGGCGCTCCCAAGTCCCATGTGCAATAGCATGGCTTTGTTGCGTCATAGGCCAACTTCCGAAAAGCGCCCTCCTGTACTGCCTTGTCCAACACCGCCTCCAATATGGCACCCTCCATCGGAACCTCAAAAGCCTCTTCCAAGGTCGAAGGGTATTCCTCATTCATTGACACCCCGTGTTGCCTCTTGGCCTGTTGCCACCAACGCTTTTGCTCCTCGGTTACAACAATACCGCTCTTGCTCCTAAGCGTCTCAAAATAACTCTCTGTGGCCGCATTTATCGCCTCTCCCCCTTTCGATTTGTTGTTCTCGTCACTCCACCACGGCAAAAATACCACATGGAAATCTTTCTCCCCTCGCTCCTCCTCCGGCACGCTCAACGCATTCATCACGTTTTCGTAGAATACCCCTCGCTTCCCGCCCCGTACCGTCGTCTCCACGAATATAAAGCCGTCCTTGGCCGCAGGGAAGGTGCCGTTTACTATTTCTGCCGCTCGCTTCGGTTCGCTCGTCGCTATGGTACCAAGCTCTGATATGTGGGCAAAACCAAGTCCACTACCTCGGAAATATTTACCGCCAACTATCTCGCTGGCCCTCCTCCCTGTCATCTTCACTATGATGCGGGACTGAAAATAGCTTATCTCAAACAACCCCGGCAATTTCCGCTTCAAACTGTCCAAGGCTACCTTCACAATGTCCGTCAGCTTTTCCTTTGCGTCTCCCAGCGTCCTGTCCACCAACGCCAGTTTCCACCCCTCCTCAAAAGCCGCCATGTCTGCCATCATCACTCCTATCGCCGTAGAACACCCCTGACGCCTACTCTTTGGTATCAAAAAACGACGCTTCCCCTCACAGTAACACGCACGATGCAACTCCTCCTGAAACTTCCTCGGCTTGTATGGTATGATGTTCCCGTCCGTGAGTTTTATCTCATACAAATGCGATATCCTCCACATCGGGTCTTTCAACAACTTGGCTATCTCGCTTACTTCCATAACTAACGGTTAAACTTTAGCAACGCTTCCGCTTCGCTATATATCGGTTCCTCTACTGCCTCCTCAATAAGCCTGCACCTCACAACGTCCCAAACCTCCGTGTTATACTTCCTCCTAGGCAACGGCAGGTCAAACACCTTCGCCTCCGATAACAGGCACGACGCTTCCTTCTGCACCCCTCCTGCCATCATCCCTCGGTAGTACATGTAAGCGTATTCAGGCTTCCGCTTCCACCTTTGCCCACTCCTGTCCTTCTTCCCCTCCCTTACCAAAAACTTGTTCTTGCTCCTCAATACCCACACAAATCCCTCTGCCTTCTCGTCAACACCTCCCCTTTCGGGGGCCATTACGATGCTGTCAACAAACTCTCCTACTGCCTCTTTGTCCATTGCCTCCTCACTTTCCTCTTGCATAGGCGTCCACTCCTTTCGCTATTGCTTCCGCTATTTCCTTTGGCCGCCTCCTCATTACCTCTGCGTCCTCCGGGTTGCTTATAAAACCACACTCACACAATACAAACGGCATCTTCGTTTTCCTCAATATCGCAAGGTTCGCTCGCCCCTGTACTTTGTTTGCCCTCCCCGGCAACAATACACACAGCTCACCAGCTATCGCACTCGCCAGCCGTGCCCCTTTTACGCTACTCGGATAAAAGCATACATGCGCCCCATGAGGCTCCGGATTCAATACCTTCTTGCCTCCTACAATTTTACTGGCGCTGTCGCAATGCAACGATACTCCTGCCTCGTACCCAGACGCATTCGCCGCCTTTATCGTTTCGTTCAAGTCTGCCGCATTGCTCATCCTCGAAAAGTCCAACACCAATACCTCATGTCCAAGTTTTCCCAACTCTTCCACCAGATAGCCCGCTACTACGCATGATACCTCATGCTCTTCCAATCCATTCCCTTCCGATCCCGTCTTCCGGGCATGCCCTATATCTACGATTATTTTCATACTTTCCCTTTGCTGGGCATAGGCCGTCCGGGACGTAGCGGTTCGCGCACCACGCCTCCTCGCCTCCACCCAACTTCTATTGTTTGTTTGTTATTTGAGGATGCCTCTTGCACCGGACGTTTTAAAAAAAACTTTACTCTTCCCCTTGCGCCGCCGCCCACAGGTCTTCCAATACCTCCACTGGCAACACCCACTCCTGATATCGCCCCTCCACGTCATACTCGCTGTCCTCCCCTCGCCACCTTGCCATTGCCTCCTTGCTCGGAAACAAATGCAGTTCCAACCCTCCTTCCTTCTTCTCTTTTACCATTATTCCTACTTCTTTTTCTTTCATAGCTTTCACCTTTCCACTCCTTTTCTCTTCGCCCTCCTTACTACGGCGTCTCCTATTTTCTCTACACCTCCTACCATCAACCCCCTCCGCCTCTTTATCTCTTCCGTCTTCTTTTTAAATCCTTCCAGTTTTACCTGCGCCTTTCGCTTTAATGCCAACTCCTTGCATATTGCCTTCGCCTGTTCCCGGTTCGCCTTCTCCTGCATTTCCCTCGCCTTCCTCTCCAACGCACTCTTGCTCCCTATCACCGCACACCCAGACACCTTCATGTTCCACTTCGCTCCCTCACATTGCGCCCATGTCAGATGCTTCCCTTCCCACTCCTCATAAAACAACTCCCTCCGCTCTTTCGCTTCCTCCTCGTCTTTCGTCCCAAGGCTTATCTTCCTCCTCACACTCCTCGCCTTTGTACTCTTAAACAATAAACCCAAATAATACTTCCCACTAGCACTCCGGTATAAATGATGCTTACTACCCCATTTCTCCATATCCACACCCCTCACACTCACATACCATCTCTCATCTTCTACTAAAAAATCACTCACCTTCTGCGGCCTCGCCTTGTGCAACATCCTTGGATAAAATACATGCTTCCCCCACGGCAGCACTCCCTTCTCTGCCCTCATCTTCACCATCTCCTTCACCCCTGCCAGAAATCCTCGCTCCGCCTCCGCACACCTCACTCTTATCTCGCCTTCGCTGTTCTTTCTCATTCCTCTTTTACTTTAATTCATCCTTATCCCACATGTCAACTCTCCTCCGTATCATTCTTCTCTCCAACTCCCTTACTCCCTCCTAATAGCTCTACCAACTCTTCCCCTACCATCTCTTCCTCCTTCTCCTTCACCTTGTCCCACCCCTTCAACCTCATGTACAACCCAACTGCACTCATCTTCTCCTTCCCACTCATCCCTAGCTCCCGCCCTCTTATCACCCTGCTTAAAAACTCACACAGCTCTCCCTTCTTCAACTCTCCCTCTTCCTCCTTTTTCCCCTCTCCTACTTCTCTCCTTCCTCCTCCTTTGCTCACCCTCGCCCATACCTCCGGCCCTCCCATCCGCTTGAATATCGCCTGACTCATCCCTCGCCTCGCCAACCCCTCTCCCAATCCCCTTATCACTCCACTCCTAAGCTCCTCTACCAACTCCTTACACAACTCTTCCATCTGCTCTTTTCCCGTCATCTCTCTCTTCTTCTCCCTTCTCCTTCTTTCTTTCTTATTTATTCTTTCTTTCTTCCTCTTCCCTCTTCTTCTCTTCCTCCTCTCTCCTTCTCATTCTCTCCTCTCTCCTCTTCCTCCTTCTCTCCTCCGCTCTCTTCTCCTCCATCATTCTCTTCCTCTCCTTTCTCCTTCTTATCTCCTCCTCCTCCGAGTCCTCGCTCACATACGTCGTACTCTCCGTCTCCTCCTCCGACTCACTCTCCTTTACCTTCACGCGCTCCGGTCGCACCGACACCACCACACTCGCATTCCACGCCAGCACCTTCTCCACAGCCACACGCAGCAGCGGACGCACCGCCTCCATTTCCTCCACGCCACACCTCACCAGCAGCGCACTCTTCTCCACGCACAGCACGTGCTCGTTCTGCACGAACGAGTGGCACAGCTTCCGCTCATGCGTGTTTCTCACCACCTCCAC